CTCATCAATTAAATCACTTCTTATTGTAAAAAAAGGACTTAACATTTTTCTCGGAACTCCCTGTGCCGTAACTGTCAATGAACCTGTATCTACAACTATTGGATCAGTCCATTGATAAAACTTTTTTCCCGCAGATTTATGATCATGAAGAATAAAAGAAGTCAATACATTGGGATGATACATCGTTGCTCCCCATATATTTTGATTATATATTAAAACATCTTCTGCTTTTATCTGTGCCTGTGTTGTCACCTTATTTAATTTTTGTATATTTCCTGTATTTACTCTTGATTGTGTTGTATTACTTGCCGATACTTCACTTTGTAATTGATCATATGTAAATCCTAATATTCCTAATAATGAATTGTTCCAAGTATTCTCATCACTTATTCCAAAACTCTCTATTGAAATACCACTCTGACAATCCATTACTGAAAAAGGATAAATATTTGTATTAGGAAAATCAAGTGATAATTCTGTTGCTGTCTTGGTTCCATTTGAACCAAATACTTGAATTGAAGCATTTTGAGAATAAGGTCCCATTCCAGGACAAAAATTCTGTCTTCTTAATCTTTTATTTATTTTATATACCAATGCTTTCCCATCAACAACACCATTCGTTTCTGAAGCTTCACCTGCTCCTCCATTATTTCCCAAATATTCAGGAGTATAAAACTCTGTAAATCCAAATCTATCCTTCGTTGAATCATAAGTTAATTTTGGATTTGATGAACCTAAATATACCTGATTTATTACGTTTGATTTATCATCTACATCAGTTAATGACCCTCCACCAGATGTCGGCCCCGTCGTTCCCATCTCTAAAAATCCTATCTGTTTATTCTGCTCTATCTCATTCACACCACTAGCAGAAGGTGTATATAAACCAATAGCAGCATTACCATATGCCGTAAAATGTGGATCATATCCTATATGTCTTTTATATTTTTCATCAGCATATGAACCATTCGTAACAGCTGCTTCACCACCAATAAAAAATCCCGAAGCATTATAATATTCCTCAGGAACTCCTCCACCAATACCTTCCATTGTCACTTGAATATTTCCATCACCATCTTTNAAAAATAATCCATAACTTAATTTCTGAGATCTAAAATTGTATATTGGATTCTCATAAAATGTATTTTCATCTTCTTTTATATATGTCACAAATAACGGTTCAGAAACAATATTATATTTTAAGTTTATATCTGTAAAACCACTTGATGCATTCATATCTGATCCAAATTCTTTTCTTGTTTGGGCTGTTGTCTTTGAAGCATTATCATATGCCTGAACCATATCTAAATGTAAAAATCTTGAATTATCCGATGATAAATTTTTAGATACATCTGTTATTGTGAATGTCAAAGGAGGTTCGCCAAAAATATTAACATTTGTTGCACCATCTAATGTTATTCTTTGAAGTCCTCCTCCTAATTCAACAGAAGAAAGAATCGTACAAGGATTCGGAGTAAAAGAACCATTCGCAATTGTAACAACCCTACTTTCTATATGAAAAGGTTTCTCTACAATTAATGGATCACCTACTAAATCTATTACCGTTGATCCCACAGATATATTACCTTGTGGAACAAGTATCTGTGTCTGAACATGAGTTGTTTTACCATTCACACAACTACCATTCCTAAAATCCCAAAATTCAGGATATAACTCCTGAGTCTTTATCCATTTAGCAAGTTTCTCACAGTTTTCATCTGTATATGAAGCATTTATACTTATTCTCATTGAGAATCTATCTGCTTTTTTATCACTGCTGACTTTCGTAATATAATTATACCCTGTCCCACTATGAAAAATACCATTTCCCCAATCCCATCTTCCAGACTCAACAAAATCAGGTCTCTTAAAACATACATTCTCAAAACAATTTATCCAATCCAATTGTGATTGATTTAATGTTGCTGGATATAAATAACTCATTGCTGAATCATAATTTGTAGAGTTAAAATTAGAATTAGCACAATTAAAAGGTTTAAATGTATCTGTCTTATATGTTGCTGCTAAGACTCCTTGATTTTGATCCGTAGTGTCAGGTGCTGGATGGCTCGGTGTTGAACCCCAATGATAATATTTTTCTAATGCTGAAGCATTTTGAAGTGAATTCGTAAAAGTCTCTGCTATAAAATCTGCTGATCTTCTCCCATTTGGAATCTCTACTTCTTTTAATTGTCTAAATGGAAGATACGGAGATACAGCAGGATCAAGACTTCCATTTGCATTACTAAATTGAAGTGCCGAAGGTGCAGAAGGCTTTGTAGAATTAGCATTATACCAAGTAGTTCCAAATCTTGTAAATAATGTGAATTTTGTTCCATCTTGTCTAACTTTTACCAATTCAAGATTAGAATACCAATCATCAGAAAATGTAGCAGAAGCATTCCTATCTCTTGAATAATCAGACTCTACAAATCGTCCATTCCTTAATTGAGGAAGTGTTGCCCCAGCATGAAAACTATCCAATTCGCCGTAGGCTGTTTTTGGAGTCTTATTATCAAATCTTCTCGGTAATGAAAAACAATTCTCCCCGTTTGTTGCCTTATAATATTGTAGTGACATTGAAACTTTGTTGTCAAATAAATCGGGTTCATGATTATATTTTTCAACTGTCTTCGCATCATATCTATTCAAAACATCCTGATAACCTGAATCTAAATAATTATTCTTCTCAGAATACGTCTTCTTGACTTGTGTTAAATTTTCTATTTTTCCTTTTCCTATTTTTTGACCTCTTAATTCAATTGTATTTCCTCCTGCTCCTATCTCAGAAACAACAGCTGAATGGATACTTACTTTATCTCCAACATTTAACATGTATCCTTCTTCAACTTTATTCATAAAAATAGCATTATTACTATCATTCCCAGACCCGACTTCAACAGATGATTTCCTAGAACATTCTAACAATTTAAGATCAGTGTAGGGTTCTGTCTGAACTTGTGGCGGAACACTCATTTATAAAAACAAATATAAAAAAAAGATTAACATTATCGTAATATATTATTTAACTGAACCCAGAAGTCAAAAATCCATTCTTCAATGTGGCAACACGACCGATTTCAATGTAAGATCTTTGAGTGTAGTTCTTACCAGCCGCAAGAGCAGGAAGACTATCTAGCTTAGTTGTGAGTTCAAGTCCCCGAGCATTCACTCTGCCCGCAGGGAGTTTGTAGGCTTGGAAGAAAAAGTTAGAAGCAATACCTCTTGAACCGTTCTGACCATTTGCTTCAAAAGTTGCCGATGTGATAGTATCACCTTCACCCGAGTACTCTTGACGAGTTACAAATGGAAGAGATCCCATAGCACGAGAAGTCTTGTCAAAGAGAACTGCTGAATTGCTTAAATCAATCGGGAAAACAAAGAAGTCGTTCATGCGGATATTCATAGTTAGAGTATCATTCTTTTTTGTTCCAGAAGCATAATCCTTATCAGGAGCAACAGCAGAATATTTATTACAGATAAATCTTTCAGTTCTGTTGTCATCATTGATAAATGACATTACACGGGTGACGATACGTCCTGCACCACCAAGATTTCTTACAGAGTTCTGAGCATCAGTAACTGATAGGGTAGTCTTCGTTAGTCGGTAATCATTGTAAGCAAAATTAGTCGGTTGAGAATTGTATTGCTGGAGTTGCTGAGACATTAATTCTCCATCATAGAAAATGTAATCTGCTACTAGTTTTACCTCAGTTGTGTCAATCTCAACTGCCGAACCAATTTGTGGATTGTTTGAATTGACACTTACACGACCACCTACCTGAGGTTCCCATACAAGATCAATTACTATTTCCTGTTTCATAGCAAAGAGTGGAAGATTTGTTCCTTTGAGGAACGGGAACAATTCCGCAAGAGTTACTGAAAATACAGGAGTCTGATTAATATCTAGAACGGGATCAACGTCCAAATTGCCTCCACTGTATTCAATATTTGATCCTAGACCATATGTCAGGGCGGAAGTGTCCGAGTGAGCACCAGCTGTGGAGTTGTATTGGAAATCGTGGGAGATTTGTCTTCCCGACATATATGCCTCACGATCCTTATTAATTTCACTTGAAAGGAAAATACTCTCAAATGCTTTATAATGATTGTAATCATCAATCTCAGAAATAGTATTACCACCGACAGATAGGGTTGCTCTGCGAATTAAAGAATGGACTCCCAAACCAAGAGGAAAGAAAGCACCAGCAGNAGTTGAAGCATTACCTTTGACAGATAGAGTAATACGAGATCCATCATGTAAATAACCTTTGTTAGTTAAAACAAAACGACAATTAGTCTGATTACAAACAATAGGATCCAACACATCAGAAGAAACATCCATAGACATATTACTTTGAATTGCTCCAACACGAATTAGATCAGGGACATTTGAACCGTCCATTTTAGGGGGGCTTACACCAATAGATTCTTGAACAGAAGTCATTTATTTTATAAATATCTTCAATATAAAAATAATTTTAAAAAAAAAACTTTTCACTTCGAGTGATTTACTGAACGACTTGAATTCCCTGCGGACTAAATACTAAAGTCTGACGCGAATGAACAAACAGGAAAAGAGCATTTGGAGAATCAGTAGTTAAATCAGTCTCCATTTGGATGCCGAAAGGAGTTGTACTGAAATCCTCCCCTACACCAGTTCCAACAGTATCAAAAGGAACTCCGATACATTCCATAACACCACCATCAGCAGTGAGAGGAGGAGTAGCACCAGTGTAAAGTCTGTTAGTGTTAATTGGAGATACCTCAGATCTTAGATTCATTCCTGCCTTAATACTATCACGGGCAAAAGTTACTACCTGAGGATCAATAGTTGAAATAGCAGGAGTTTCTTTAACATTTGTATCAAGATTGAAAGCAATCGGCATTCTCATTCCTCCCTTAGTGAAAATAATCTGTTTAATAGCTGCCTGACTTCCATCCTTGTTGAGAGGAGTTGTAGTAGCATACGAATTAAAAGCAAGATTGTTTAGATACTTAGAAGGACACATATTCATAAAAACACCAAGAGTTCTAGACGTTCCAAGATTGAAATTAACAACAGCATTCGCCGAGTTGATTACATTGAAATACGAAGTAATAGCATTGTAGGTTAATGAACCAGTTGAAGGAAGCATATTACGAGGATCGGGCGGAACAACTAATTCACAGTGTAGTCTTAGATTTTCTAATTCATAAAAAGCATCAGTAAGACCAGTTGTAGTTCCATTCTGAGCATATAGCACCTGAGCATCAGGAGCAAGATTTAGAGAAATATCTACACCACCAAGAGAATCACTTGACAGAGGAATCATGTTACCTGCTGCTAAAAATCCCGTTGGGACAGCAACACAAAATCTTGATCCGTGTGCTGTTGCAGGGAAATCAACTAATTCTCTCTTCTGAGTTTCATAGTTAGGAAGAGTTAGAGCCATTTCATTAAAATGAGATAATTTATCACTCTTAGAATTAACATAAGGAAGGTAGGTTGAAAGGAAACGTCCATAATGATTGATCGTTTCTATGACCTGACGAGATCTCTGAGATGTAATCGTTACTTTTTCAATTATTGAATATAAAGCAAGTTTTTCATCAATAGCAAGTTCATCCGCCGTTGTCGGTTTTGTTTTATTAGCATCTTTGTAAAAGTTAATATCTCCACTGATACGAACTGAACTGCCGTCAAGAAGATGAGGCTGTGCTCCAATCAAAAATGAAACAATTGGATTCCCCTGTTTGTATGAAACTTTCTGTGTAGAATTTACATTTGAAGGTTGGATTTCCTGATAGATTACAGACATTTTATATTTAATCTTATATAATATATTTTACTGATTAATTTTAAAAAGTTTATATTTTACTCAGACCTCTACTTGAATACTATCCGCACGAATATTGATTCTACGAATATGATAAACGAAATTACACCATAATTTATCCTTAGCAGGAGCATTAGTTGTATCCTGATATAATACATTGAGACGGAAGTCCTTCTGCCTCATATCATATACCCCCTTATTGAGAGACATACTTCTACCGATACAGAAATTATCCTGGAATCTTGACATTGACAGAGCAGGCATATCCGCCTGAGCAAGTGCTTTATCAAGTTCAAGAATAGGAATAGCATCAATTGAACTCTTTGCTCCAATCCTTTCAGTCTTGACATTCAACGAAGGCTGATTCCTACCATCATAGAAGAAGAAGTATTCAGTTAGTCTATCACTTATTCCAGCAATACCAGACTGAGAAGATAATAGCAAACTATCGTGTGAGTTAGCATGAATCTCATAAGTTCCAGAACCACTGATACTGTCTCTTGTAGAATATACCGAAGCATCAGTAGGAACACAAATAATACTTTTTGCCCTCTGATGATTTCCTGGGATACCAATATTAGCAACACGATCACCCTTAAGTTGAGAATGATTATATACCTGAGTTGATAAGAAATCATATACCATCATCTTTCCATCCCTCATATCCCGCATTGCTTCTGCTCGTGCCTGATCTCCCATATCAATCTTGTTAAGAACAAGTTCAGCATTTGAAATCTCATAACTCGGACTATATGATGTAGTCCTTAATACAGATTTTGAAAATAGTGAGAAGTTTCCTGTGTTTGTAATTTCAACACCACTGTTCGTAACAGAAGCATTGAATGTTATCTTAACATATTTATTAGCACCAGTTCCAGAAGTTTCAATAGTCTTGATTATAGCAGGAGCAGATAAAGTATTTTCAGTTCTTGAAGTCATTTTAGCAATTCCAACTTCTTCTCCGACACACAGAGGGAAATTATCTACTTGATAATTATTGTTGTCGTGCTTAATGAATATCTTATTGGAAACAGAACCATTAGCCCAAGATGCAGGAGCACCAGTAGATCCGTCAAGAGAATGGAAAAGAGGATTGAGTGGAAGTCGTCTAGAATATGATACAGAATCAAGTTGTCTGAATACTCTCTTATTTTCAGAAGTAAGAATAGTTACAAATAAACCATTCATTAGTCCAACAGGAACAACCTTGTCATTCTGGAATAGACCAGTGTGAAGAGGAAGTTTCAACTTACACTTGTGATACTTAGAGTTAGTGAAAGAAGCACTAGTTGGATCAGCAGAAACATTCTCGTAATAAGGTGAAAACTTGTGATTGGATAAGGCTGTCTTAGAACTGCCTCTTGTTCCACGAGCATCAGGAGTCCAAATACCAGCACCTTCATTCAAAGCACGGAGATCCTTTAAGGTTGGATTAGAATGATAAGCATACTTAGTAGCAACATGAACTGGATAGTGTCTTATTTCCTCAAGTAATTCTGATTTGTCTCCTGAGTGAATTCTAATCGTATCTAGCAAAACTTGGCCCCCAATCAGTTCGTCAAGTTGAAGACGAGTTGTAGAGGCATTGCTGTCCTGAGAAATTTCAAGATCGAACTGTAAATAAGAGTTCTTCGGTTTAAAAGCATCAATGTTAGGAGGAATGTAAAATTCAATTAGTTTCTGAGCAGAATATGATAGACCATTTTGAGATGGAATAGCAACATAAGACTCTTTGAGAGGTATCTTGTTATCAGCAACGAAAAATCCAGTAGATTCAGACATATTTATAATGTATTGAATATAAAAAATATTTTAAAAAATTAATTGTAAAAAATTAGTCAGTTCTTACATTCGCATAAGAACCAGCAAGTGATGCCTGTGCTGTTTGTGGAGTGTCAGTCGGAGGAGTAACTTGCTTGTCCTGAGCAACTTGTGTTGCTGTATGAACTGCTTCACTACCAGCATCAAGAACCCCCGAAGCAGCTTGAAGACCAGCACCAAGAACTCCAGCTAATTGAAATCCAGGAACAAATCCCAACATGTCAAGAGCAGCACCACCAATTGAACCTATATTTGCTAACTTCTCACCAAAATTATCTCCTGCTAAAAACCCCTTTCCATCTTTAAAAGACTTTATGTCAGCATCAATATCTAATCCTGCCGTAGCAAGTCCCCCGAGTACTCCAACACCACGACCAATTGATCCCGCAAGTTTTGCTCCTTTTCCAAGTTCTTCTCCTGCTGCTAAAACTTTATTACCCTTTGACAAAATATCAGACCCCTCATCCAATGTCCCTTCACTTGTAGTAATAGCAGAACTAGGTTTCTCCACATTTAAATCTGCTTCCTCACCAGGATTCGGTGCCTTAGCATTTACTTCTGCCTCAGTCGGTTTTACCTCAGTCCAACCACCAGGAGTTGTAATCGGAGTAGCATTCACTGCTTTCTGATAGGCTTGAACTTTTCCAGCAACATTTGCTAATGCTCCCCCTTCTCCAACACCGTCCTTAATACCAGCAAGTAATCCCCTTTCTTTATCTCCCGACACAGCATTCTTAGCAGCAGTGGAAGCATTCGCAAGTTTTGTCTGATTATTTAACCGTATCGTTTCATTTAGATTCTGAACAGCAGCAGTTCTAGCATTCCCGTCGGAAAGAGCAGAAGACATATTATACATATCAAACCCCATTTTATACTTAGTTTATATTATATATTCTCAAATAAAATAATTTTATAAGAATGTTTTATTTTATTCTTCAATATCATTTACAGAAGGGTCGTAATTCTGTCCTCCCGTTGCTACAACCTTCTCAAAGTTCTTATACATTAAAGGAGGATTCTGTAGTTTCATATAAGAGAAATCATATTTATTTGGAGTTGCTTGTTTGTATAACTTTAACCAATTTTGAGGAGAATTAAACAGATCTCCATATTCCTCCGAAATTGCTGCTAATTCTTTCATATTTGGAAAAGGAGAACCAACAATGACGTCAGTAGCATTTGCCCTAATAATTGGATCTACTGCTCCTCTGAACTTCTGAACACTAATAACTAATAATTTAATACCATAATGACGACTCCTCGTAACTAAATTTGCTACGTGTCTATCAAGCAATCCCACACAATCATCAAGAACCACTGCTATATCAGGTCTGTTCTCATCTTCAAAAGCCATCTGTCTCTCGGTAATCCCCTGTATAATACTTGGAGAATATGTATCATAACAGGTGAATCTTTTTTTCATAAATCGTGAGGTGCTATCCATATTAATCGTAGGACTAATTACAACTACCTCATCAAAATGATCCTGGCCATAGAGGTTATCATTCAAAAAAAGATTAGATATAATTGTACTCTTGCCAGTCTGACGAGGGGAGATCATAAGGAGACATTTGCCTGCACCCTTAACACCAACACCAACTTCTGGAAGATTTTCGTGATGTGGCTTAGCTACACCATCATTCTCTGCTTTAACTGGAATAATTTGAGGAAAATCAGCCATTTATATTCTATGTTATATATTATATAAAAATGTCTAAATCAATTTTCAATAAATTATTATTATACCTAGAATCTCCACCCCAACTATTCCGAAAATGATATAAGTTCCGTTGATATTGTTTTATTTTATCTACATTGTTTTCTCTATACTGTTTATGATATATCTCTTTTTTAAAACCTATAACTTTATATTTATTCACACATTCAGTATTATGAATCCAGTATTGTTCTCTGAATTTTCTATGATCTTTATCTGTTTCTTCCAATGTATAGATTTTACAATTTTGTAAGTCTAATTCTCTACTACTACAATCATCATGACATCTATGTGCTGATAATCTTATATTTAATGAAGTCTTTGTAGAACCAATATATTTCAATCCATTACAATCCTCAATACAATAGATTCTAACGATTTCCATAAAAACTTAAATTAAAAAAGATATCATTTTTCAAATTTATTGAAAATTAAATATGTGCTTGCTTGCAAAGCCTTGATCTCCGGCGTAGAGCTTGC